TATCCCTTAGTTGTTACTCGTCCCGAAAGTTTACCACTACCACTAAGGGTAGATAGAATAGTTTGTAAGTCTGGTGGTGGCGTCTGTGGTGCCATGCCTGCATCCATTGGAGAGCCTCCTACTGGAGCCGCGCCTGGAGCAGGGGACGGCTGCTCAACAGGAGAAGTTGCCGCCCCAGCAGGAGGAACTGGTTGCTCTGGAGCAAATACGTCTGCGATAGCCTCTTCAAGGGATTGACCCTTTTGACGTGCAGTAATTACTCCCGCAATCTTAGTTACGATAGATGCTGGGTCTCCGCCTGATGTAGCCATTGCTGGAATAGCCTGAGCCATTGCAGTAATACCACTAAGAAGTGATGAACGCATGTTTTCGATTTCAATCTTTTCAAGTTCTTGTGTAACATTGACTGTGAATGGTAATTCACGCATAGCCATATCCTTGGAGATTAATCCTCCACCAAGAGCCTGTAGCATAAAGATAAGTCCCTGTGCTGGGTTAAGACCAGCAAGCATACCATAACGAACATCTGCAGAGTAATCACCCTTGATGTCCTTAGATGGCTTGTATGTAATTTCATAAGGTGAGCCAGAGTCTACACCACGGATTGTCTTTTCTTCTCCGAAGATTCTTTCATCTACTTCAAAGCAAAGAGAAACAACATCGCGTAGAGTAGATGCAAAGATTGCCTGTGCTGACTTAACCTGTGTATCAAATGCACCCATAAGTGCCTGTACACCTTGACCAGTAACAATGCTTGCATCGATATTACCAGAACGTCCCTCTGGATAACGAGTACCTGCACGAAGTTCTTGGTTAAGTAGTTGTGCTTCTGTAAACGCGCCTTGTGGAATGTTTAATTCGACACGTCGAACGCCAGCAGGGTTGGAGGTACGGATAACCGCATCTCCACCCAACTGGAGTTCTTGAACGTCTTGAGGTAGTACAATTGGTGCTTGAACACTTTTCTCTGCTGCTTCCATTGCCAGTAAGGCGAAACGGTTGCGGAGAAGTTGAATACCGAGTACGTCGTCGAATTGTCCACGCATTTCACCATCAATAGATGGCTTACGCGCCACGACAACCATCATCTTGCCCATTGGATTCAATGCGCGAGATAAAACTAGATTGCCCTTCTTAGGCAAATAAATTAATGATTGGTCCTTATCAAAGTAACGAACCATTTCAACCTGTGAGTGTAGGTCTTGTTGATAGCCTTCACGTCCTAGGATTTGAGTTTCATACTCTGGGAACTGTGAAACAAGTTCTCCAAGAGTCATCATGTAGCGTTTTGCAAATGCCACACAGCGTCCGTAGCGGTCAAATTCTGGGTAAGCCCCAATTGGATTTTCTACGCGAATACGCGGCAACTTGCTTTCTTCGTCCAATTCAATCATGAACGGAACGAAACCATATGTTAGATACCAGTCAGCACCTGAGTACATCTGTACAGATAGGTCAGAGTGAGAGAAGTAGTTAGCAGCAATGCGTGTACGCTTGTCAGCAAAGTTACGTGCTTTATCGCTAACAGAGTTAGCAGCAGAACAGTTGATTGCTGGCAGTGGAGCCATGACCTCAGAAAGGTCACGGGCTACTACGTCAATAAAGTTTGCAACTACGTTAGCATCTACACCTTCTGGAAAAAATTCAGGATATACAGATGCAATCTGTCCTTTACGAACAGCAAGAACGCTTAGGTTACGAGCATCACGTTCGTGATTACGGTAGCGCAACGCTTCAACGCGTGCTGCTACTTGTTCCATCGATAATGCCATTATTGTCCTAACGTAGTTTTAAAAATTATTTGTAAACGTTGTTTACTTTTGCTCCGCCACTGCCTTTTATGCCAGCAGTAGTACGTGCCTTTTTTAGTTTTTCTTGTTTATTGTGAACATCAAGTTGCTTTTTAACTAAGCGTCCACCTACTACGCTTATAGTTCCAGCAATTAATGCTGCCGCTATTGGTACTGGCATATTATTTTCCTAACGTAGTTTTAAGGCTTTTTATCGCCGTCTGTGCTTCTAACGCGTTGTGTAGGCCGCATCATTTCTTTTTTAAAGCCTGCTATAAATTTGTCCAGAAGAGATGGACCCTTTTTCTTGCTAGGTGCTTTAGGTACTGTAGGTGTAAATGATGAGTACAAACCTGGTTGTAAAGGTTTGTAGGTAGGTGCAACATTTTTTGCACCTGGGCCTATAATGCCACCTGTAGTTCTTGTCTGTGTCATAATTATTTACGCATTCCTTTTTTAGGTGCAGGTTTTCTGACTGTAGTTTTCTTTGCTACTGGCTTTGCTGCTGCTTTCTTGGCTTTTAACTTTGCGTTTTCAGCAGAGCGTCGCATCATATCTTCCATATCTAACTTAGATGCTATCTTTTCAGCCCTTGCGCCGTATTTTGCTTTTTCTTTTGCAAGAGCATCAATCTGTGGTTTTACAGACTTTTCACTAAGACCTATTTTACGCGCTGCGGCATAAAGACGAGAGGTATCTTCAAATCTATCTTTGCGTGTTTCTTGTGTATCTCTAATACCAGTTATGTAGTTTTCAAATTTCTCGGCTTTTGTTTTACCATTAAAAGTAACACCACCAACACCACCAACTTTAGAGTATGCGCCTTTAGGTTTTTTTAATGTTGCCATAATTACTTACGCTTTGTTCCTGCGCCATAAGTGTATGGATATTCGCCATCTGCCATTGTCATACGGCCACTTGTTGTTCCTTTTTTACCAGTCTTTGCTGCTGTAACTGTCTCTGATACTTGATTCTTAAGATTTTTCATTGCTTTGCGACGCTCTGCTTCTGGATAAGTGTATCGTCCATACTGAGCATTTTTATCAAACTTAAGCCCTACAACTGTTCCAACAGCGGTTGCAATGTCGCGTGCTTCGCGTGCTGTAATACTAAAACGCTTTGCAATTTGTGCAACTGTTGAAGGCTTTGCTGCCATTTTCTTAGCAGTTCCGCTAGGCTTCTTAGCCGCTGTTTTTCTCATTTGTGCCATTTTATTTTCCTTATCCGTATGTATGAGACCATTGCTCTGCAAAGGCCTCGTCTAAATTGACTGCTTGTCTTTTTGATGCTTGTGATTGAGTTGTCCATCTGTTCTGCATCCACTTAGATGCATTACTACTTTGTTGCATCATCTCGCGTATACGGATAATAGCGAACCAAAGAGCCATTACGCAGTCTGTGGGGTTTTTGGTGTCTGGCTTCCAAGTAATTAGTTCCTGTACTAGAGTCTTAAGACCCTCGGAACCTTCATTACTTGGTAGTTCTATGATGTTGTTGTCTTGGAATCTACCATCGCGGGTATTTCCAAACAACATAGACATAGACGCTACACCAAAAGACGTGTCCCATTTATTCTTGCCAGTAAAGTGTGAATTCAGTTGACATCCATAAGATGCTAGGTAACTTCGTAAATCATCATCTAAGGCATACGCCTTCTGGTGTGCGTTAATTTCAATGCGCAGTTCCTGTGGACGGTACTTCTCAACCCATTCCTCAATCAAAGATTGAATCTTTGCAGGACTTGGGTCAGTCATGTTAATACAGTCCAAGACGTAGATACGTCCATCTGCTCGGTTATATGTAACAGCAACCGCTGCTGTAGCACCTGCCATAGCAGGGTCAAGACCAATAATGGTATAACCCTCAATATGCTGGGGGTGTCCAGGGGTGTTAGGCTTTAGAGGTCCTCGTTTACGCATTCCGTTGACGGAACCTGCGATACAGGTAGGCGAGAAGATTGAGTCTTCTTGGACATCTTCTTGCTGGTAGACCATAGCCCATACAGACGGAGCGACCTCAGAGCGACGCTTAAAGAGCGAGGGTCCATCCCATTTCGGATAAAGTCCGTTGTCAAGTTGGTCATCCAAATCGTTTTCTTGTTGGTCGGTTTCAGGCCAAAGTGTTTTCCAGTTAGCAGGTTTATCGTCAAACTGCAATACGGCTGGCATAGCACAGTAGGTAAAGGGGCTTTTGCCACCTGTCCACTGTGAACCATCACGAATCATCTTGTAGAGGTCTACAGAGGATACTCGGGTACCTACAATAATAAGTTTACCATGTCTACCTAGACGAGTGATAACTTCCTTTTGCAGCCATTCAATCTGCTTTTCCCACTCATGGGCGTTAGAACCCATCACTACGTCATCGAGAATAATCAGGTCGGCGCGTGCTCCATAAATCTGTGACCCAAAGCCTAGGGCTTGTACGGTTGGGTCCTTCTCGCCAGAGTCTCGACCTGTTCCCAGGTAAATCATATCAGCAGACCACTGTGTAGCATCTGCCTTATATCCACCGTTAGGGCCAAAGGCCGTTTGTAGTTTCATGTAGCCAGGGTGGGAAAGACGCGTCTTAATAGCGCCTAGGAACTTGCGAGCCATACCCTGAGTCTTAGAGACAATGATTACTCTAGTGTTGGGTTTGGTCACAATCTGGTGTGTCACGTAGTTAGTCGTGATAGTGGTTGACTTGGCGTGCTCAGGTGGCACGTTAATCAAGACACGATTAGGGTCTCCTGCTTCGTAGGTTATACCCGAAGGTAGCCAACGAGGTACATTACCCTCAATAAGGTCAATCCAGTTTAACTGGTGATTAAATAGTTTAGAGCCTAGGAAGGTCTCTGAGAACTCATGGAAAGGCATGTCCTTTATCTCGGCTAAGTCAGCCTTGATACCTTTGCCTGCAAGGCGTGCTTTGTCCGCTTTGTCTTTAAAGTCCGCATCTACCATAGACCACTGACGAAAGGCGGTATCTTGCCTGTCAACGGCTGCCATAGCAGCGGTGACGGTAGCGCCTTGTTCTAGAAGTGCCAGTACTTTAGCCTGGGCATCTTCCTTGGTATAGGTCTGTTTTCCTGCTTTGCGTCCCATATAACGTCCTGTCCTATAACGCCGATTTAACGTACCCTATAAACGGCATAAGGGGGGCATTTTGATAAAAAAAATTTAAAATTATATATATAGGAGGAGCGGAGTCTTAAACGGAGCGACTCCGTAAGAATTTATCTATATACTATAGAAGACCCGTTCAAACGGGTCTTTTCCGAGTGGGTTGGGAAAGTATTTTCCCGAACCCTTATATGTTACGCTCACGATGTG